CTAGATGATAGGATTGCCAAGATAAACATGGCTCTCAATGCTTTAGGATAATCACTAAGAGCACAAAGCATATAAACAATATATACGCTACATTGCACCAGTATTCCATTCTTAGCTTATCAGGGTTACCAATCATCCACTTTTGGATTTCAAGCATATCGGGATCGTGTTCTATATAACGGGGTTTAAGTGGGTTTTCGTCATACCTAGAGCTAATTAAGACCTTGCCGTTGTTTAGAAAATCGTTCATTTCTTCTGTGCCTTTTTTAGTATTGCTCTAGCAAACTCAATTACTCCTGTTTGCCAATCCATGTCTAAATGTTTTTCAGATAATTCTTTAATTTCCTCATCTGTTAGTGTCTTTGCTGGATGGGTATAAAGAAAGTAACCATTATGTTGTTTAGGATTATCGTCATACCATTGAATATTGTTTTCGCAATTTGTATTGACTATTGCTACTGGTTCATCTTGTTCTTTTACTGGATGGGTGTAGAGTGGAATACCCCGACCACTTACATTAAGGTCATATAAATCACTATGTTCTAGGTAATCCATCCACGCTACTGGTTCATTTTGTCTTTCTTGTGCATCCTTAAACCATTGCAATGACTTTCTAGCATCAGACTCCGCCATAGCCATTCTTTGTGCAATAGCGTGTAGTTCTTTGTTGTCTTTTTTAAATGCTTCTATTTCAGCTTGTTGCTGGCGTAGCATAATAGCTGCTTTTTGGATTGTGTCGTAATGCTTTTGCTCCATCCCAACATCTTCCAATACTTCAGCTAGTTCATTTGCGTTCATTAAAACCACCTTAGATCAGGAGCAGACATTTGGTTATGGTAGCTCTTTTGACGCACTCTAAACTCAAATAAATCTTCATGCTCAGGGAATTCGTTAGCAAACTTCCTAGCGTAGTGACTGATCCAGCCATCATCTATCTTAAAGTCACCTGAGTCACCTATAACTGTTTCCCAGCGTACCCTATGGAATACACATTTAGCTGAAAAGTGCTTTTTTCTTGCCGCTACCTGTAACGAGAACTTTTTAAACATCTCCCATATATCAGGATGCTGGGCATCATAAAGTTCAAAATTTTCTTTAGTCCATTTGTTATTCATATTACATACCCCGTTCTAAGATAGTGTGTACCAAATATAACTAATGTTAAAAATATAGCCAATAAACCGCCTAAGATAAAGTCTTTCATTTTCTGTATCCGTTCTTTAAGTCGTCATTTTTCCATGCCTCAATCTTGGCGTGGGCCAGTTCTAAAGTTCTTGCAAAGCCGCTTAATTGACCGTTTGGGGTGCGTTCATACACAGTAAACCCTGAAAAGTCAGGTTCGATACTGTATGTGGCTAGACCATCGTAAAAGTCTTGTGCGTGGGCGTATGCGCTATGTGCGCTTGCATCGTCTGATTTAATACGACTGGTGCGTTGTGCTATTGATTCCATTAGATCACTCCAAAGCTAACAGCCATTGTTTCGGCTATTGATTTTTTAATGGTTACTTTGCAACCCTTAGCTTTGTATTTTGCGGCTGTTTGCTCGGCTCGTTCTTTTGAATCAGTTTGAGTAATAAACTTGCCGTCAGCTTTAACTACATAAACTGTAATTTTTTTCCATGTACTCATTTGTTGCTCCTTTTTCTATCTCACTCTTGATTGAGTAACACCAGTATATTAAGTTAGCTTAACATTGTCAATACTTTTTTATAGGGACTTACCCTTAGTTTTGCAAAAATACAACAAAGAAGTTGGGGTACTTGCTTCTTTACGCTTTCCCCCGTTCCCGTGAAGGAATTAAAGATCGTTTTTTACTTGATAAAAACGCAATAAATGTTGAAAGCACTCCCAACCCTTTTGAAGTCGGGATTCTTCCACTTCTACCAATTTTACTTGGTTAGTAGTTCCGTTGACAAATACGATAGCGCACCTTGCGTTGGGCAAGTTTAGCCCTTCACGATAAGCCGCTAACTGTAGTTCATGCTCAAAATATACATCAACTTTATCCAAATCCGTAGTCTTTGTTTTAAAGTCTACGATAAAGCCTGTACCCTGACCGTTGATTGGTTTAGCCATGAGATCGCACTTGCCACCAAAGCCTAACGGATGCCCAAAAGAACGCTCAGAAAGCCACGGCTGGCTTCCAAACGCATTATTAAGCGCATCATCTATAGCATCAAGATAAGCTGGCTTTTCAGGCAAATACATCTGCTCAAAGTAACCCTGAATAATGTTATGGATCGCTGTACCACGCATAGCCGCTTCCATTCCAGTAGCTTTGCTATCCTTCATTACCCTACTTAACCAAACTGATTCTTCTTCACCTTCTAAGCGAGGAAGTGTAAGTGCGGCCAAGATAGCTTGTTCTTGCATCCATCTGAGCAATCCTTCTCCCTTGTTTGCGACCCCGATGATAGTGGTAACTGAGGGCAATAAACCAAGTTTTTTGGCATCCCTGAGTGTTGTCGGTCTTTCGCCAGTTTTGCCGATGGTTGTATAGGCTGAAGTGCCTTGTGGTGTATACCAATGTCCATTTTCTTGTACCTTTTCTTTAACTATCAAAATGGGATGCTCCCAATTTCGTCATCTTCAATCTTAGGTGCTTCAGCATCCCTAGCTTTTTGCCCACGCCATTCACTACTCTCTGCAATCTTTTCTTTGTAGTATTTTGGCAACGCATCGTACTTAGCCTGATCGAACTCTGCTAACCAAAAGTGATTAATAGGGTTTACGCCTTCAGGCTGGACATTACGCAATGCGCTAGGTACAGGTGAAATGCCACTAATGTTGGCGTACTTGCCATCTTCTGAGTGCGTAATATTAACCATACAAAACTTACCCAGTAATGCTTTAAGGTCAAAGTTCTTACGATCTTCTGCGGTCATTTTTTTGTTAGACCAAGATTCTAAGTCCTGACGAAGTCGTGCTTGATCTCCAAGACTTACTGTATAGCGTTTAGACACGATTAAAGGCTTTTTATCGTCTGTTTGTAATGGCTGTCCAGCATCGTCATCGCCATGCAGTTCCCAAGTCAGTACGACCTTGTGCATGATCTTGGTTTCTCCAGCCCATTCGGTAGCCTGATGACCTAAATCAATACAGCTATATAGCCGTGCCATGTGAAGCCCTGCTGGGGCTATCTTAAATTCTTTACTGTTATCGCTGATAATCATTTTTTACCTCTAATTGTTGGAAAATTTTGCAAGCCAAATACATTGCCAAAGTCATTAATGACATCACGCAATACAGGGTTTACATGGGTGTTACGGGCTGGTAAGCCACACGCATAGCGTAGGTCACCGATTTCATCTGCGGATAAAAATACACCATCCTCGATGTCTTTAAAGATGCGTTCCAAATGTTGTTGGAAGTTGTTGAAGTCTTGATCTTGCTCACTCATAAGAGTTCTCCTATTAACACGGCACATACCGTACTTAGATATTAAGCCAACTTAAAACACAATGCAACACTTTATTTGCAATCTGTTGTAAAAATGTTAAGATAGCTTATGGAAAAAATATCTACAAGAGCAATGATTCAGTTATTGGGCGGCTGTACAAAAGTCGCTAATTTGGTCGGTGTGTCGGTTGCGGCAGTCAGTATGTGGCAAAACGGCAACATTCCTTACGATAAGCTGGTGATCCTAGCGGCTACCCTAGAAAAAGAAAGTGTCGGTCTAATCAATAGAAAGCAACTTTTCCCACTTTCTTACAAAATGATATGGCCTGAGCTTCAATGAGTGACCCATTTGAAATACTAGAACCAACAGTTATCAGTTTTAGTGGTGGTCGTACATCTGCTTATATGCTTTGGCGCATTTTGCAATCAAATAATGGATTGCCTGAAGAAGCCATTGTTTGTTTTGCCAATACAGGAAAAGAAGAAGAAGCTACCCTTGAATTTGTAAGGGATTGTGCTAAAAATTGGGGCGTTGAAATTCATTGGATTGAATACCAATATTCCCCTGAAACCAAAAATAGATGGAAAAAGGTAGATTTTGATACTGCTAGTCGCAATGGAGAACCATTCTTTGAACTAATAGACCAAAACGGCTCACCTTACCTTCCAAACCCAGTAGCTAGAATATGTACTGCCAAACTTAAAATTCGTGCCATACACGCTTATTTAAAACATTTAGGTTGGAAACACAACGAGAATATGGATTGGGTCGGCATTAGGGCTGACGAAATGCGTAGAGCCGCCAAAATGGATAGAGAGCGCACTCCATTAGTAACGGCTGGCGTTACCAAGCAAACTGTAGGTGAGTTCTGGAAAGCCCAATCTTTTGATTTGGGTTTGCCAAATATGAATGGAGTAACAATGCACGGCAACTGTGATTTATGCTTTTTAAAACCCACGCATCAAATTGTTAGTCTTATTAGGGAAAAGCCTGAACGGGCTGATTGGTGGATTAAAATGGAAAACCATGCCACTTCAAGCAATAAAACTTATGGAGATGGGGCAAAATTCCGTAAAGACCGCCCAAGTTATACTGATTTAAAGGCTTTTGCTTTATCCCATGATGATATGTTTCCTACAGATGAAGAAGGAATCCCTTGCTTTTGCGGTGATTGATGTATAATTATTTGTATTGAGGACTGAAACACTCAAACAAAAGGTTTTAGAGGTAACTTTGTGGGTTTCGGAAATGAGATAAGAGGCATTTCCAAAGCCGTTTCAGCATAAAGCTACCCCTAAAGCCTTTTTTTATTGTTAAGTCTTTGATCTAGCCTGACCTCAATCGTGTTGCGTCAGTAAAGGCTGTAAATACCCCTAGAAACTACTAGGTGCTTATGCACCCTTCCCTATCCGTTATTGCTTGGATAGTTAGAAGAACCGCCCTGCACGGATAGACCGATGATGTGATAACGACAGACCTAGGCACGACAAAGACATCGAAGCAATAATTTGAGCCAAGAACTCAGTAAGACTGACAAGCTATTCCTCATAGTAGGGATAGCTATGTCCTGAATCTAGTAATCCTGACAAAAAAACAACACTTTACAAATATTTTATATTCTTAAGATAACTTAACATATACTTTCAATATGGAAAATTTATTAATAATCTTTTCTGTTGGAATATTCGCCATCTTTGGTTCTGTTATGGCGGTTTTGTTATCTCTTTTATATTGGATAAAAACATGACTTGGAATCTTAGGTTAGTAAATTTAAGCAACGCTTACGAAGATTATTTTGAAATCTGTGAAGTGTTTTATGACACGATGGGTAAACCAATGGGCTATAGTTCTGCCGCTATTGGTGGAGAAGATCGTCTAGAAGTAGATCGTTACATCGAAATGTGTAAAGAAGCCCTAGACAAGCCCATCTTAAAGTTTGCAGACAATCAAGCTCTTGATCACACTAAAATGCTTGAAGATGAATGTGCCGCATTAAGGAAACAATTAGATGACATTCAATGATTTTTATAACCAGTACCCCCGTAAGATGGCTCGCAAGGATGCTGAAAGAGCATGGAACAGGCTAACCCCTATCCAGCAAGCGGAATGTCTTGAAGCCATGCCTAACTACTTGAAATACTGGAAGATCAAGGAAACGGCTAAAGACTTCATACCATACCCTGCGACCTTTTTAAATCAAGAGCGTTGGACTGACGATATAGACATTGAACCGACCAAGAAACCTGAACTTCCTTGGTATTCCAGCGAAGAATTAACAGCTAGAAAAGCGCAAGAAGTAAACTGCCCTGCCTATGCTGGAGAAGGTTGGCAACAATGGCGGTCTAGAATTAGCATGAAGATTAAGCAAATTGAAGCATGAGGAGTATTTAGTAAGTTGGTATATAGCGGTAGCAAAAAAACGGGGATGGCCCGAAGTTGTGCGCTTACTGGCGCAGAATAAAGAAACTGAAGATCGCATGAAGATGCTTATTAAAAAGAGATTAGGAAAATGATAGACCCCAATAAATGTATAGACTTTATATTAGAAAACGCAGGTAAATATGCACAGGCAAAAGGTGAATTGGCGCAACTTGAAGCGTACAAGAGTTCGCTTAAGGCTATCAAGATGGCTGAAACTAGCGAGCAATCTCTCGGGGCGCAGGAGCGTGAGGCTTATAGAAGCCAAGATTATCAGGATTTATGTAAGGCGATTGGAATTGCTACGGAAAAAGCAGAAAAACTCAAGTGGTTACTTGAAAGTGCAAGATTACGTCACGCTACATGGCAGACTTTAGAAGTATCAAACAGAACACAGGACAGAATATTAAAATGATCGACTTAACCCAAGAATACTTAATTCTAAAAATGCTAATGCGTATGTATGACGATGCCCTTAAAAAAGCTAACGCCTTACAAATGTTAGAGATCAGCGTAGATATAGCTGAAAGTGCTGAAAAGCTAGAAAAATTATCTTGTGACTTTGCTAATGACCAAAAATGAAAAAGAAAAACTCAGAAAAATTGCTGAATTGGGATGTGCATTATGTCGGAATCAAGGCAACGAGGGAACGCCAGCGGAACTGCATCACATTAGACGAGGTGGCGTTAGAAGCCGCTCGCCAGTTATACCGCTTTGTCCCTATCACCATCGAGGATCAAATACCAGTATTCACGGAATGGGTCGTAAACGGTTCGAGCAAGAATACGGAATCACGGAAGAACAGTTGTTGGCGCAAACGGAAAGTCTTATAGATGAGTAGCTGGCTAATTATCGTAACTGGTGCTATCTACGCTTACATAGGAATTGAACAGGTAGCAAAAGGTAACCTTTCGATGGGCATTACTTATATGTCCTACGCTACTGCCAACATTGGACTTTACTTCATGGCTAAATAATGTAAAATGGTGCAATGCAACATTTAATAGGAGATTGCTATGTTTACATTTGATGAGCAGTTCAAGAAGTACGAAGAAGTCTTAGATCGCACCAAGCAAGCGTATGAATTTTGGTACAACTGCCTTGTATCGACTTGGAAAGACTTTTATAAGACTTATAAGTAACATTTAAGTTACCAGTTTGATACCTATAAGTTTATAGTTCCAACCCGTCAAAGCCTAATTCGTGTGCGATTAACTTGCATCGAGTCCTAAAGGCTTTGCCGTGTTGTGTCCATTTATCACCCTTTAATCGGTAAAAACTCATGTGACAGCACTCATGTGCCAGCGTAGTGAGCATCGTGTAGTAGTGACCGCAACGGGCAGAACTAATCGTAATGGTGTGTTCATAGTCACCACCAGTATCTAGTTGGTAACTTCCCATTAATTCAGGGTCAGGCGTAATCAAAAACTCGATTTCATCGGGTAAAGGCATGGGCCATTTAGTAAACGGATACAAGCAGTACAGACTTGCATACGCATTACGGATGGCTTCAGGCGTCAATCTCATTTCCAGCTAATCCATTCTGTATTGAGTTTCTTTTTCTTGCGCTCTACATACACGGGCATACTAAATGTTAAACCATGTTCAGGATGAGTCAGCCATAAAGCCTGTCTTGGCGGCTCAAACCCAAAATTGTTGCTGTAAGCGTATTCATCGTAACCTTTAAGGCTACCATTGACGATAAGGCGTTCTAGCTGGATTAACTGATGCCAATGACCTAAGAGCATCGTATCGTATTCCATGTCAATCTGAGCGTTCCTAGAGCGTTTACGATGGTCACCACGAATGATTGGCCCTAAAGCCCCAATGACACCGTCACCCCCACGAAATTGATCCCCATGTGTAAGTAGATATTTATGTCCGTAGATTGAATAATAGGCATCAGAGCCATCGGGTATATGAAATTGAACACGCTTATCACCTTCGAATCGTTTACTCAGGAATTGATAGAGTAACCAATCGAATGAAGTGAAATTACGACCCTTTGCCCTGATTTTGTGCGTGTTGCGCCCATGATTGCCACTTACGCACGGAATAAAGACATTTCCGAACTCATCTGCTAGTGTTTGAATACACCAACATAAGACTCCGAACAAATCTAAGACTGTCGGCATGATTTCCATTGAGTTTGTAGCCATCAACTCCTCGTGGATGTCACCCGATACCATGTCCCCACCCAGCACAAAGACAATTCCTTCATAATTTGAATGTGCTACATGGTTTTTAAGTAAATCTATTGCCTTTTCTACCATGACCCTAGCACGATCTTGGGCTATAGCAACATTGTATTCATTCACACCGTTGATTTGATTAGGGTCTACAACCTCACCCCAATGCCAATCCGATGCAAATAAGGTTGGGATACCTGCTACTGTCTTACCTTTAACTGGCTTAACTAACCAGTTTGGCGTAGAAGTCTTGGCGGTAGACATCTTTAATATCACTTTTTTGATATAGTCCGATGTTAACTTTTCTTCTTCTTGACCGTTAAGCATAGACTCAAGCTGTCTGATCTTATCTTGCGCTTCTAAAAGTTCGGTCAGTTCTTTGTTAGCTACCTTGATTGTGGGCTGTAAACCAATAGACTTGGCTACCCTAACTCTTGTATTAAAGGTATTGGGGTTAATTCCTAATACTTTAGCCGCCCCAGTCTTAGTTCCTATCTTTGCATAAGCATTTAAGGCTTCTTGCAATTCTGCCCTTGACAATGGTTTTTGTGCCATGACTTACCTTTAATGATAAAGTTAGCTAATACTAATCTATTTTAAAGGTAAATCAATGACATACGCACGAATTGATACAAATCACAAAGAAATTGTGGCGGCATTAAGACAGGCTGGTGCTTCAGTCTTGTCCCTAGCGGCAATGAAGCATGGGTGTCCTGATATTTTGGTGGGATTTGGTAACGAAACTATGTTGATGGAGATCAAGCGTGACTCTAAGGCGAAGTTCACACCCGACCAATTAAAGTTTATGGCAGACTGGAAGGGCGGCCCAATTGCTCGTGTTGACAGCGTTGATGCCGCACTAAGAGCACTAGGAGTAATCCAAAAAGTGTTATAAAATTAGATTACAGCGTTTAACTAAGGTCTATCATGCCACTCGTAAAATCAAAATCCCCTGCCGCAGTAGGTGAAAACATTAAAACCGAAGAAGCCGCTGGTAAGCCAGCAAAACAAGCACTTGCTATCGCTTTAAGCGTACAAGATAAGGCTAAAGGTGGTCGCAGAGCTAAGATTCAAGCCGAATACGAAAAGCACATGAAGTCTAGTGAAGAAAAAGGCGAAACCAAAAAAGAGTCTAAAAAGACTGAAATGGGAGAAATGTAATGGTTAACTGGATTGCAGGTGCAATTAAACATAAAGGCGCATTAAAAAAAGAATTAGGCATTCCTGAAGGTAAAACAATTCCTAAAGGCAAACTTGAAAAAGCGGCAGAAGCTAAAGGTAAAGAAGGTCGTAGAGCTAGATTAGCTTTAGAACTCGAAAAGTTTACTAAAAAATGAATCGCAAAGATGCCATTCGTGCCGCTATAGACAAGCAATGAAAGATTACAAATGAAGCCAATGGAACACAAATACAAGAAAGAAAACGCTTTATTGCGTAATCATAAAGAAACTACGTTAGAAAAGAATCAAGCTGATCGTATCGCCCGTAGAAAGCTGATCGCCAATAAACTCAAAGACTTAGATAAAGAAGTTAAGTAATGGCTGATTACGCAACAAATCTGCTTAATCAAGCAACGCAAGCATATCCTTTTGTTGCAAGGCACAATCCTATGGTAGTGGTAAATCCTGCCGAAAATAGGGGTTTTGCTGAAACATATCCAGTAGGTGAAACTGGTGCGCCATTACCTGAAGGTGGCTTTAATAAGCATCAAGCATTACCAATTGATAGAGTGGGCGTAGAAGTATTTAAACCTGACCAATTTACTCACCATGATTTAGCCGCAGAGATGCTTCATATTGATCCTATGGCTAATCAGACTAGGGAAACATTAATAAAGTCTTGGTCACCTGAACAACTAAATACATTAAAAGAACACGCATTAGATTACCAAGCTACATTAGATGAAGGCCGCCCCGAAACAGATGCCATTCAAAATGCTACTGATTCAGCATTGCGTGGATATACAGTAGGTCAATGGCCTGAAGAAATCAACAAAGCATTGGCATATAACCCTGAACAACTTAAATCATTAGACGCATTAAAGTCTTATATGACTACACC